ACTACCTTCAGACAACCGATGACGGCAGCGAAGATATCGATCCAGCCGACAGCGTGATTGGCGAAATCGAGGGCGTCGATGAATACGACAACAACGATGACGTAATCACACTGCTGGAAATGCACCTCTATGATCTGTTCGACGGCATTGATGGCGAGGAAATGGATGAGGACGATCAGGACGATAACGCTGTCGCCCTGCCGTACTGCATCACAATCGATTACGACAATCAAAAGATCGTGTCGGTCAGACGCAATTGGCGCGAAGACGATGAGCTAAAGAAACGCCGCGACTGGTTCGTGTCGTACAAGTTCCTGCCGGGTTTAGGCTTTTATGGCTTTGGCCTCTATCACATGATCGGTGGGCTGGGAAAAGCGGCGACAGGATCGCTTCGCGCCCTGCTCGACAGTGCCGCATTCGCAAATATGCAGGGCGGGTTCAAGCTGCGTGGCCGTGTGACTGGCGGCGATCTGCAAGTATCCCCCGGTGAATTTGTTGATCTCGACAGTACAGTCGATGACGTAACGAAGGCCATCATGCCGCTGCCGTTTAAGGAGCCGTCAGGTTCGCTGTTTAATTTGTTGGGCTTTATGGTCGATGCGGGACAGCGCTTTGCGTCCACAGCCGATCTAAACGTGGGTGACGTAAATCCCAACGCGCCAGTGGGATCGACGGTGGCCCTGATTGAGCAGGGATCAAAGGCGTTCAGCGCAATTCACAAGCGCCTGCACTACGCGCAGGGCCAAGAATTTAAAATGCTGGCGGCTCTAAACGCAGAAAATCTGCCAGAAGAGTTTACGTTCTCACGGGCTGGCGCAGCCGAAACGATCTATGCAGCCGACTTTGATGACCGCATTGATATCGTGCCTGTGTCCGATCCCAACATATTTAGCACCGCCCAGCGCATCGCGCAGGCACAGGCCGTTTTGCAAATGGCGCAGGCCGCACCGCAACTGCACGATATGTACGAGGCGTACAAGCGGATGTACGAGGCGATCCGCATTCAGAACATCGATGAAATACTGAAAAAGCCAGAAGAGGCTGTCCAGATGGACTGCATCGATGAAAATATGAGCGTGATGTATGGCAAGCCAATTCGTGCCTTTATTGAGCAAGACCATGAGGCGCACATCGCGGTGCATATGCAGTTCCTGCAAGACCCATCTTTGGCAGGCAACCCCGGCGCTAAGACTATGCAGCCGATCCTAATTGCCCACATAGCGGAGCATATCGCGCTGCTGTACCGCCTCAGAATGCAGGCAGGCGTGGCAATGGAACTGCCCCCACTGCCCGACTTTAAAGACCCCGACTTCAAGTTTGAGGACGTTGATCCAGAGCAGGATCGCCTCATTAGTCAACGGGCCGCAGAAGTGGTTAGGGCCGCACCCCAGATGAAGCAGATCGAAGCCATAAGGGGCGTGGGTCAGCAGGGCCAAGGTCAGGGCAATCCGCTGGAATACGCGCAGCAATTGGCAAAGCTGGAGACCGAAGCCCTCACGGCCAGAACGCAGGCACAAATTGCTGCCGATCAGGCCAAGGCACAGTCCAATATTCAGATCAAGCAGGCAGAGGCCAAGCAGGATATGCAGATCGAAATGGCAAAGGCGCAGGCCGACTTGCAGGCCAAGGTCACAAAGCTGGAGGCCGAATTGCAGCTTGAGCGAGAGAAGAACGCCGCGAAAATTCAAATGGAGGCAATGAAGAATGTACCCCCCGCGATCCTATAATTTGCCCCCGATAAATCCTGCGGCCTTCGGCGGTCAGCCGACAGAGCAAGCGCAGGGTGGTCAGCCCCCACCTCCCTCCCAAGGTGGGGGTCAGCCACCCATAGACATGAATAAGTATTTAATGAATAAAGTGGCAGAGATTCGACAGCGCATGGGCGCTGGTGACATGGGTGCGCTGTCGGCTATATCAGACGCCGCACAGGTTCCAGTACAGCAGCCCCCAACGCAGGGGCCACCTCAACAACAGGGAATGGCGTGATGGCTGAAAGACAGGGCGCATTTGCAGATTTAAGTGTTGAAAATAGATTTGATGATTTTGATCTGCCTGTTTCTGGCAGTATACGTTTTGAAAAACGGCCCAATCAATCACGATCTGAGTTGGATTTATACAGAACATTTGATGGCAGGATGGGCAGCGTCACGCCCTCAATGGGCTACACCACCGAAAAAACGAAATACAGGGATGGTCAGGCTGACGTTGAGAACAGGGCCAGAACCGTGCGCCTTGGTCTTGATGGAGCGACCACATTGGGGCCAGTGGACATAAGCGGCAATGCTATGGGCAGCAGAACCATGCAGGACAATACCTATACGTTTCCCTTTGCCAGTTTTACGCAGGGAAGCTCCAGCACATTTACAAAATTAGGCGCAGCGGCCAAGATGGGCGCGTTTGATTTTAACGTCAGCAGGCAGAAATCAACGGGCATGGAGCCAGTATATTCTGGGTCGCTTGGAATAAACATTGGCGATGGTGGTCGTATCAGCTACTCTGACAGCAATATGGGCGAACCGAGAATTGACGCCAGATATCGGATGGAGTTTTAGAGATGTGCGGTGGATATGGTGATACAGACAATGATGGCAAAAGCGATGGCATAGGCGCATTTATGCGAGACATCACAGACGGCGGTGGTGCTGGTCGATCTGGCGCACGATTTAGCAGCGGCGACACAGGTGGGCTAGACCTTAACCAAGACAATTACATCTCTGAGCAAGAATATCAGAGGGGTCAAAGTAATTCTGAATCCAATGCAGATAGCGGTATTACTGGACCCATTGGCGATGCGTACAATAACTCTAGGGGCGTTGTCAGCAACTTCTCAAATTCCTTCGGCGCACTTCCACGGGGATCGATACGCCAAGAGGCTGCATTAGGGCCACAATATGGAACGCCAATAGAGACAAAAAATATGGTTAGATATTTGCAGATGGGTGGGATGCCGGGCGCTGCTATCAGGGGAGTTAGTGGGTTTTTAGGTGGGGCGGCTGACGCTGCTGGAGATATGGGTCGAGCCTTGACTTTCCAAGAACAAAGAAAGCGCGAGGCACAAACACCAGAGCAGGCGGCAAGAAGTTATGACAGCATCTTTAACACTGGCGAAAGAATTGTTCCGCAGAATGTTATACAGGGTACACGGTCTTTAAATCCACGTCTGGGTCGGCCCGTGTCTGTTGGGTCATCAATTGGGCCAGTGACGCGATATATGGATGAAAGCCCAAAAGCTAGAGGAACACAAACAGAAACAGCGGAACCTAATTATGTTTTTGAACCCGTCACTGGAGATTTTCTAGTTATTGGCCCTAGTGGAGAAGTGCTGTCCAGAATCCCAGCGTCAGCTTTAAATGTGCAAAATCAATAGGAGACCGACATGAACCCCGACCTTGAACTAATTCAACAGTACGCACAGGCCATACAAGCCACTGGATTGCTGGAAGAAGACACCGTAAATGGCATTACTGCAATGGTTGATCGGGCGAGAGAACAGTTTAGAGTTGCTGATGAGCAGGGCATTCCTCCAGAAACCCTACAGCTTTTGCCTGACGATCAACGCGCAGCAATGCAAGAAGTTTTAATGCAAGTGCAACGATCTTATAGCGCAAAGTCTGAAGGCGAAATGATGAATGAGCGGTCATACCAAGTTGATGATCGCATGGAAAGAATGACGCCTGCTGAAATGCAAAGACAACGGGCATCTGGCGCAATCCGTGAAAACAAAAGATCATACCAAGTTGATGATGGAATGATGAGTATGCCACCAAGTCAAATGGCTGAAATGCAGCGCAAGGGCGAAATATCTCCCGACACTATTTATGAGAATATCGATGGATTGGACATTGCGCGGAGACCTACTGCACCAGCAACATCGCTACGCCCAAAACCACGCCCAGCAAATCTAGGCACAATGGGACAGACGCGCCCACAACTAAGACGATAAAGGAGGCCGACATGGCACAGGTAGAAGTCGAAAACATGGAAGACAATGCGGCCCTCTTTATGGAAAAGATGGGCTTCCCGCATGACGCAGACGGCCTTGATCTGTCCGACGATCAATTGGTTAACTTCCTGCTGCTGTGCCATCAGGTAATGGTTGGAATTGATGGCGAAGATGCCATGTACGAAGACGATTACGAAGACGTTGACGAAGAAATGATGGAAGTGCCAAGCGGCAAAGACATGAAAATCAAGGTTATGAAACTTGATGGCGGCAATGTCCACGACATGATGAACAAGCTGCT